CGACCCGATACGGAGGGGAAAGGAGAAGCAGGCGCGGTTGGGTTCGGCGCGGTGCGGAGGGGATGGTTCGGCAAGGTAAGACTCGGTATTATTAATTCACTAACTTTTGTTTTTTATCTAATGACTGATTATTGTTTTCGCAAGTCTCCACATTCGTTTTATACAAACAATGTTGAAGCACAAGACGCAGGTGAAGAGCTTGAACGTATTAATGACAAATACGGTCAAACCACTGCATCAAATGTTGTAGATGAGTCAAGGCCAGAAGAAGCTGTTTTACATGAAGCTTTTGAATGGGATGATGAGGTTGCAGCAGAAGAACATCGCAAAACACAAGCACGTTCTTTAATTAAGACTGTTAGGGTTATTCATCCCGAAAAAGGAGAACAACCAGCTTTTGTTCATGTATCTGTTCTTAAAGCTTATGTCCCAGCACAAAGGGTTATTGAAGAACCTGAATTAATGAAATCCGCTAAGGATGGAGCAATCAGGCGGTTACATGAAGCAGAAAAACATCTCAACGAATTAAATCGTTTAGCCAATGGCAAAGATGTTTCTGTTCAAAAGACCATAGAACATGTGAAGAAAGGCCAAGAACTTTTAGCTCAAGAAAAGCCTTGATTACAATCAAATAAAAAAAAAGAAAATGTTGCAAGTCCTTGGACTCAAACTTTTAAAACTGGGCAGTCATCGCAAGGTCGATGTGATGATGCCACCCTCTTGGGTGACTCAGCAAATGGAACCATACAAACGAAAATCTACGAGTCTTCCTGTGAATACAATTGGCAAGCTTGGTGCTTGGTGTCTCATGCGAGGCAACAGGCTTGCTGAAATCAGGAAGGAACACGGGGGGATCAAAGTTCTCCTACCATGATCGTTCGTTAGTATCGGAATAACTATCCTTTACCAATGGCATTAACTTTTAATAGTAAAACAATTAAGAAAGTAGTTAGTATTGATGACTTAGAAAAACTTAGTAATCCAGAATTAGATCTTGTGGAGACGGAATTAGAGACAGCAATTAAGACAATGAATGAAAGTATTTCTTCCATCACACATGAAAAATACTTACAAGGTGAAGAGGTAAATGCTGATTGGTTAGTAAAGATAAAACGGAAACAACAAATATGTAATACTTTTTTAGAAAAAATCCAAACAAATATTGCTTTTAATAAAAGTGAATTTGTTCGACAAAAATACCAGCAAAATTTAAACAAATTATTGCAAGAGGTGTTAGGGAAGGAACAGTATGAAGAGATAAAGAACAAAGCAAAAAACCTTGCTTTTGATGAGGTCGTAAAACATGAATGAAATTTACGGTGTCAAGCTTATTGCTATTGGTGTGGATAGTTATTTCAAGTCTTGGAAACAAATAAAAGGTTCGGTGATATGGGGTGATTTCTTTGATACAAAAAGCGAAGCGTTAAATCAAGCTAAATCTTTATCTCTTTAATTTTTATGGAACAAGAAGAGCCACGTATTGTCTACTCAGCAGGCCATTACTTCAAGATCATTGATGGGGTCAGGCACTGGCTAACTCCTCCACCTGATGACTATATTTGTACTAATGGATCAAAGATTAACGAAACTTGCCGTCACTGAGGTATCACACAGGAAGAATGGTTCTCTATAGGGATGCCTGTGAGTCTTGGCGAGTAAAGATAAAAACCAAAACTGGTAAGTTAGATCTTCCTTTAGATGCAAAGGAATTAGAGCCTGCTGTATTAGAAGCTGAGTATCTTTATGCAGATGCAAGAGCTATAGAGCAAGGTAAACCAAGGTGTATTAATTGTTTGCATTGGTTAATTGTTAAAGCAGAATGTGGTCTAGGGCTACCCGAAGGCAGGTCAAGTGGAGGAGAATGGGCAAAAGATTGCGCCTGTTTTTGGCCTAAAGATTAATGAAAAAACTATTTGATTTCATTGGATCAGGATTTGTTTACAAAAGTCCCAAACCTTATGAAGGATTCAAACGATTTCTTATCGATTTGCCAAGCAAGCAGCTAAGATTATTAGCTGAAACCAATGCCCATTGCAGCAAAAAAAAGCTTGTAGATCTTTATCTTTTAAAAAATAACTATGCCAACACCAAAATTTCAGATTAACGACCAAGTTAATAAAAAAAGGAATACAGGAGTCTTCCTGAGAACAGAATCAAACAGAGGAACGATTACTAAAATCATAGAAAAACACAACAAAAGAGATCGGATTTGTTATTACTACGAAGTCAAATGGCCTGACCGTAGGAGATCAGAACACGCACAACACATACTCGTTCCAGCTCCATAAATGGTTAATAAAATTATTGCTGCATGTCCTAAATGCTCTTTCGTTAGGACTAGAGTTGTATGCACTAAACGTGCAGAGGATGGTGTCACTATTAGACGTAGATGGTGTCCTGATTGTGATCATCGGTGGTACTCAATACAGTACCCAGAAGTTGCAATCGAGGACAGTGAAGTTAAATGGATAAAGACAGGCTCAAACGCACAGTTTGTGCCTTCATAAATCAAGTATTTTTCTTAGCCAATTCTTGAATGTAGGTTGTCTTACAGGATTTTCCAAACAGGCAATTTTTGCTTTGCATCTTGCTATCTCATTTAAACAATTAGCAATGAATTGTGATTGATGAAAATGGTTTCTTTCTATCGCCTCACAATGCCTAATTAATTGCTCTTTTGTAGCTCCTTCTGTAAACCACAAAATTTTCTTTTCTAACTCTAATTCTTGTTCAACAGTAGGAGGTTCCATTAATTGATCTAATAGAACGAATTGTTCATCCAAGTTCTCCATCTAATTCTTTACCTTTTGCTGCTAATCCAGTGTAAACACCATGTAAAGGATTGTCAGGTAGATGACGACCATCAAGAACGTACCAACGCTCCATATTTAACATTCTCTGTCTGTCTTCTTTCAACCATTCTGATTTGTATTTGGTCATTGCAATTTAGTAGTTGAATTAGGGTACAATCTTGACTGAAGGAAGTTTACAGCCTCGTCATCAAGTGTATTTGTAGTCTGTTTTGCTGTTGCTTTCAATAGGTCAAGTAACAGTTTTTTACCTGTTTCGCTACGCAAAAAAGCGTAAAGAATAGGAAGGAAAGGCTTAGCTAGTTTTCTCATAATTAGACTGACTCTTCACAATCTTATATATAAACGCTAAATTTGGCTTGGCGGCCCCATACGCCCCAGTTAAGCCTCCCTAGATTTGCACGGAAGGGGAGGTTTTTCTGTTACAACCAATAGCTAAGTTAGCAGCGTTATGGAACAGAAAACTAATTTATGTTTTTGTTCACACTGCCTTGAAATAAGAAGGCAACAATTAAGATTACAAGAGTTGAATAAGAGCAAAAAAACCGCTAAGTTATCTATGTAATTTACTCAACATGCAAGTAAGTTATTAAACACGCAGTGGGATGCGATGTTAGTCAGAACCCCTTAACGGTTAGAGGCGTTAGGGGGTTTTGCTATTGGAAGATATACCTCTACATCACATCCGCACTGAGGACAAGATAAAAAAGTAATCATCGAATATTCCTTATGTAATGGTGCATCAGAGTCACTGCCCCATATCAATTCAGTTTTGCAGTGCCAGCAGTTCATTGCCCCCTCCAATTACGAGGTCTAACTGAATCAAGCCTAACTAATTCCTTGTCTATGGCGTTGAGTCGGTGAAAGATTTCTCGGATGTCACCTTGTCTTTTATTAGATCGGTTTCCTAAGACCATTAATAAAGCAGATACCATTGCACCAACTAAAGCAGCATAAATTTCAGTCATTTACATTAGGCCAAGTTCCTTGTTGAATATTAATCCATGCTTTCTGGGCAGCCACTAAATCAGGTTTAGAGATGTCTGGATCATTGATCAGACTCCATAATTCAATACGTTTATTGATTGATTCAACTGTTAGGCCATGAGCCTTAGCAATTGTCTCCTTCTGTTCTTGGGAGAGAAACTTCATTACGTTTGAACGATTTACGACTAATGTAGGTATGTTTGCTGCTTTTTTACATGGATGTCAAAGAAAAAGTCAAGAACCAAGCCAAATCAGAAGAAAACAAAAAAGTATTAATTAAAGACGATCAAGACCAACCTGAGTACCAAGAAAAGATAATGTTCCTCGTGTCTACAACTGCACAGGGAGCTATTCTTTTTTGGTGTATATGCGTCTTGTCTCTTGGATACATCAAACTTCCAACAAGGATGTTTGGAATGGATATTCCAGACCAGCCGAGAATTGATAGTACATTTGCGGCTGGATTGCTTGGGAATATTTTAGCTGGATGGGGGATCAGCGTAGGAGCCAACAATGGCAATAAGAAAAAGAAAAAAGAAGAAGAAGGTTCTGGTGCAGCACCATCAGGGAACGGTTATCAAACTATTATTGTTAAACAACCTTTGGAACTCATAGCTAAACCAGCCGTAGTTCAAAGGGTTGATCCTATTACAAACAGACCTATTGGCTCTGACGGCAAGCTCACATGAAAAAACTTTTCTTACTACTCCTTCTAGCGTCTCCTGTTAGCGCAGATATGACACATAACATCACAACTTCAACTCAGTTGACAGTTAATGGAGCCTACACGGACTCAAATCGTGTGGGTAGTACTTATGCAGTTTCAGGTTCCAATATTAAAGTTGCGACTGATGCTCACTTCGGCAAGTTAACTGCGGGTACTGCTACAACAGCAGCAACACTTGATGTTGGAGCGTATGACGTGAATACTGCGGGTGCTGCTTTTTCTTTCTCGGAAAGCTGGACTCAAGGAGATGCAACTAATCCCATAGGAACAGGTGTTGACGTCACTTCAGGTGTAGTTGCAGACATGC